GGCTGGCCGTGTTTCCCGTGCTCCAGGACATTCGCCAACATGGCGTTGCTCTTGCCGTCAGAACGCGGCTCGTCGAAGCCCACCTTTATATTTGGGTTCTCGTCCCGATCCAGCCGCACGGGGGATAGCCCCAGGGAGGCCTCCAGTTCCCCGGTGGATGTGCCGGACAGAACGCTGTACAAGCCGCTGCGCACCGCGTCAAGAACTACCGCGCCGCCCGCCTCCAGCACCTTGGGAACTATGACGTCCGTCTGGTCGGCCAAGCGGCTGATTTTGTCCATGAAGTCCTCCGGCATTTTAAAGGTCATGGCCACGGGGCTCCACCTCCCTGCATAGTGCTTCGACGTATCTGGAACCGAGAACCTCGGCGCTGAGGATTTCGTACCGCTGCGCCTTATATATAATAATGTATAGGGGTTCGACGGTCAGGCCGGGGATCACCCGGAAGCGGAACAGGGCGGTGGCCTCGGAGAACGCCGCGCGGTTGGCCCACTTGACGTTGCCGTGGCGCTGCTCATGGTAGGCGCGGACGCGGGCCAGGGGTTCATCGCGGGGCGTGGCGATGCCGTCCGCGTCTTTGTCGTGGTGGACGCGGATAATTGATACAGTTTCGCGCATTTTGCCGTATGACATCGAATTTCTCCTTGCTATCCGGGCGGGAAAATGGTAAAATGGACAAAAGATTTCTTGGGGGATTTGATGATGCAGGGAATCAACATCCACGCCGCCATGGAAGCGTTGCGGCAGAAGCGCCCAATCTTTCACGCTGAAAAAGATTTTCAATTTGCGCTTGCTGTAGAATTGCAGCGAGCATATCCTGACGCGAAAATACGGTTGGAGCGCCCATTTCCCATGGAGCGTAAAGTACATATCGACATTCTGATTCAATGGAATGGCCTTTGGTTTCCAATCGAACTGAAATACGAAAAAAAGAAGCTAAAGGTTACGGTGGATGGCGAGTTATACGATCTGCCGGGCGGCGCACACGACATAGACATGCATGATTGCGTCAAGGATATTTGCCGCCTAGAGCGGCTTGTGCAGACACGTGATTCCTTTGGCGCGGGCTATGCGCTCTGGCTTTCCAACGATACTGATTATTGGGATGCCAGTTATCAGCCAACCTACTACAAAGCGTTCCACGCCCCACACGGCGCAACCCTGACCGGCGAACTCGCATATGAGCGTCTGCCGAAAGCGAACCTGAAAGGCTATGATGTTCCGCTGCGGCTGCACGGTAGATACCTGATCACATGGAATGAATACAGCCGCTTAGAGGGCCGCAACGGAACATTCAAATACGCCTTAATCGAAGTCCCTACACTAACCACACTCTGTCCAACCTGAGTAACATATTGCAAGTGTCATACACCTGCTGCCCGGCCTGTACGTTATCCCCGAAGAAGCCCGCCGTGCTGCCATCGCGGCTTTCGTAAAAGTGACCGGCAAGCATCATGACGGCCTGCTCGGTCGTGGGTGGCAGCGGGTTCTTGGCGTAATGCCCAGCCGGACGGTGCTGAAATGATTCGGCATAGGAAACTGCCGCCCGGATAAAGTAGAGTAGGAAAGTGCCGCCTTACTGTCTTTCAACGGCAGGTTTGCACAGACCCCTCCCAGAACCGGACTTGCAACTCTCGAAGCATCCGGCTCGCCATAGATACTCTGTTCGGCAAAACTCATTGCTCATGGATTAGGTGATGGCACTCATAGCAAAGGACAATAGTTTTGCGCCGCCGGGTAATCATAATGCGCTCCCAGTCGCTTTTGCCCTTGAGGTTTTTCACCTTATTCACATGATGGATTTCATAGCGTTCGCTCTCCGTAGTACCACACAAGGCGCATACCTTGGCTTTCAGGCGGCTTTCAATCGTCGAACGTGCCGTGATGCATTTTGCCAGCTGATTGGGCTTGGCATCACAGTTTGTTGTCGTTTTCTTGCAGTCTTTGAGCCTTGCGAGGTACATTCTCTTTCTTCCTGATTTCGTGTCGTAGGGGATTCCCCATCCGCCTTTGCCGTCGCGATATTTGCTTTTGACCTTGCCAATCGTTAGTTTAGACTTGGCGGCCAGAGTTTTAAGGCAGGAATACTCCATCAGGTAACAAAAGTATTGGAGTTTGTAGTAATTGCTGGCCAGATTGTAGTAGTTGCACAGGCCGCGCAATTCAGCGTTGTACACCATGAGAATTTCCAGTTCCGATAGATTCACCAACCCTCCGCGTTTAACGGGGGTTAATCCTTTACCAGTTGGCGCTTTTTCCACAATACCCTTTGCAAACAGAAACCTCTCAATTTTATCCTGAAATGGAACAGCAAGGTCGACCATGTTGCTAAGGGTACGCTTGGGGAAACCCGCGCTGGACTTGATTTGCATATTCCGCCGTACCCGCACGTCGTACCCCAGGAACCGCGCATAGCTGTTGCTGTGCGTAATGAGTGTCTTTTCTTCACTCAGCTCCATTTCGAGGGTGTTGGCGATAAAGGCTTTTAATTGCGCCTTGATTTGCTCGCAATCTTCTTTGCTTCCGTTCACACCAATGAGAAAATCGTCCGCGTAACGGATATATTTAATCCGCTTATCAGTGTGCGATTTGCTCGGAGTGCGTAGCATTTCTGTTTGAAGCGTTCGGTCAAGGGCAAGCAGTGCAGATTTTTCTTCAGCCGTGGCAGTTTTGATTTTTGCTTTTACCCGATCGCGCTTGCTTCTGATTCTCCAATATTCCGGAGTGTATAGAGAAACAGGGGGTTGTGCGAAGTCCTGTGCCATCTGCATCACAAACTTGTCAAGCTCGTGCAAATAGATATTTGCGAGGAGCGGGGAGATAATCCCTCCTTGCGGAGTGCCGCTGTAGGTTTTGTGGTATTGCCAGTCCTCCAGATAGCCCGCTTTCAGAAACTTGTGAATCAGTTGAATCAGCCGTGCGTCTTTGACTTTTGCGTTTACAAGGCTGACCAGCACAGAATGGTTGATATTATCAAAACAGCCTTTGATGTCACCCTCAACAAACCATCGTGTCCCGGGAAGTTGATGCTTGAGGTCTTTCAGCGCAGTATGGCAGCTTCGATTGGGTCTGAACCCATGGGAGCAGTCAAGGAAAATCGGCTCGTAGACCGCTTCCATTACCATGCGCAGGACTTCTTGCACCAGTTTGTCGGTGAATGTGGGTATCCCAAGCGGGCGCAATCTGCCGTTTGCCTTTTTGATATATACCCGCCGTGACGGTTTGGGAGAGTAGCTTCCATCTTGTAGGCTTTGGATAATTTTCTGCACTTTCTGCTCGCTGAACCCATCCGCTGTGTCGTTGTCTACACCTTTGGTAGCGGCTCCGTTGTTGGCGTAAAGGTGTTGGTATGCGACAAAGTAGAGGTCAGGACGCAGAAGGTAGCGGAAGAGTTTGGTGAATACTTCGTCTGGATGCGCTTTTGAGTTTTGCCGGACTTTCTCCAAAATCTCGACTGTTGGCTGCATATGAGGTTTTCCTCCCTAATCAGTTTTTGATATTGGCGCGTATCTACTGCCGCCCTTCGCCATGTAAAGGGCATTACCCCTTCACGGACTACTATGGCGGCTCCGTTGCCATGACGGATATTCAGCGTCATCTCCCTCATAAGTTAGGGATTTATCACCTTGCGGCATTACGCATAGCCCTTGCAGGCATTCCGTTTTAGGCAATCCCCGGTTAGCGTTGGTGGTCGGTATGCAGATTGTCGGATGCGTTTTCGTTTCTTTAACACAGGTTCTCCTGCGCGTTGCATGGTGTGATTGATAACGGACAAATCCTCGGATTTTATTTGTCCTCACCATGCCGGAGGTCACAGGCAAATTTCCTCCGCCCCCTTGCTAATGGGAACTCGAAACTCACGTTTAACAAATACAGTTTCATCCTCATATCTGCTTCGCATTGCGGGTCAGTCTTGCCCGATTGCCTTTGGGCAACTCCCCGCTGTTCCTGCCATGCTGTTGTTCCGTTCAGCTTTCGCCTTTCGGTTAGGCAGGTTGCGTGCTGGGTTATCTTCCAGCGTGGCACCGTATTGCCACTTACACCAACGCCCTATCCGGGCGCACTCCGAGCAGCAGCACGTCGTCCTGGTCGTGTTCGAGAATCAGGTTTGCCTTCACCTTGGCAAGCAAATGCACGGGTACATCAATCTTGCGCATGCGATCACGCCTTCATCTTCAAAATCTGGACAGCTTCGGGCAGCACAAGCTTGCCGTCCACGCGCTCCTTGGCGACGAAGCCGATCATGCCGTTGCCGGCGAACAGCTCCTTCAACTCGGCAAAGCTGCGGGTGCCGCGGTCGCCGATGTTGTAGTAGCTGAAGTCGCCGAAGGCCAGCACGGGCGCGCCGGCCGCCACCGTGGGCACGTAGGCAGAAGTATGGATGGGGTAGCCCAGCAGCCGGTCGGGCTCGCCCGCCTGGTAGGAGGGCTGCCACAGGTAGTTGTTGGTGGCATCCTTGAGCTTGCGGATGAGGGCCAGGGTCTGGTCGTTGGAGATGAACGCCGCGTTCTTGCGGTAGGGCCGCTTGAGGGCGTATACCAGGTTGATCACTTCGTCGGCCACAATCGCGCTGTTGGACGCGGTGGTCACGCCGATCTGCCCGCCGCCCGCCGCCGTGAGGCTGCCCGTGGGCGCGAAGATGCCCAGGGGCTTGCCGGTCCCGTTGCCGTTGAGGAAGGCGTCCTCCTCGGCATTTGCGAGAGCCTTGATGAACTGCTGGAGGATATAGCTTTCGAGGTTGAAAGCGTTGTCGTAGAGCAATTCTTCGGTTACTTTGACAGCCACGTGGAGCTTGTGGGCGTCGAGGACGATTTGGCCGAAGGTGGCGTCGCCGAAGGTCAGGGCGCCGCCCTCATCGATCCAGGCGGCGGCGGGCTTCGTACCGGCGAGGGTGATCTTGTGCTCGCCCGACGTGCGGATGGCCGTGCCCAGCTTGCGCAGGATGTTTTCCTCCTCCAGGCCGTCGATCAGGCGGGTGTCGTACTCCTCCGGCACCAGGTAGCCGCCGTTGGCGTCGGTGCCCACCTCGAGGACGTTTTCGATCTTGCGGAAATTGCTGCGCATGGCCGCGAGCATGGCCGCCTTGTACTCGTTGGATGCCCTGCCGGTCCCGGGCGCGCCGGGCTGCTCGCCGGGCCTTCCGGTGAGGGGCACGGTAGTGGGCTTCGCCATCTCCGCGTCAATGGCGGCCAGGCGGCCCTCCCGCTCGATCTCGCGCCCCAGGGCGAGGATATTGGCCTCCATGCGCTCGTAGGCGGCGCTGTCCTCGGCGCTGAGGATGTCGCCGTCGCCGCGCTTCTGGTCGAGGAAGGCCCGCGCGTCCGCCACGGCCTTGCCCCTCTTTTCGTACAGTTCAAGCAGTTTTGACATG